TTCATTCTATTTCTTGGATACCTCCCATGTTTTCGGGTTCTCCGGCGGTAATGCTGACCAATTCACCGAAAGCAGACTCGCGGATAGCCTGGAGTTGCAGGTGTAGCTTATCTGCGCGGAAAGCAATCTTAAGATGAAATGCACGTTCCTTTTCGAGGATGGCGCGTGTTTCTGCTAACTCGGCTTTAAGTCGGTCAATCTCACGCTCGGCCTCAAGTAGGATAATCTCTGTTGCTACGGTTTCTTCTGATGCATTGTGCATATCGCCTCCATTTATCCAGTGGTCTGGATCTAAATAATAATCATTCATTCTGTCTCCTCCCATTTGCCCAGCGTCCTGAGAAACGCCTCTGCGCGTTCGCGGGCTGTTGCGTTGTGTGCGTTAAATATTTCTCCAACTTTCTTTACGTTTACCACTTCAAATAAATACCCTAAATAGTTATGTCTGAGTTCTTTTGGTAATCCTGCAATAGCCTCATGCATTGCGTTGAGGTCTTTGCAGTAGTCGCGCAGTTCGGGTGATGTCCAATCAATCCCATTGGCCGTCCACATGTAAACGCCATCTTCTTTGCGCCACCCACACGCTTTAGCGATGGCCGCGTTAATCTGTTCGTTGGTCATTTGTTTTTCTCCTCCTCTTGCTCAAGAGCCCTATATAGTTCGCCAACTTTTGCATCGTGATATGCAATAAGTAGCCGCAATACACACATTAGCGTGGTGTCTTCTTCCGATTTAGCAAAATCCTCTACGTAAGAGGCAATTTGGCTCAACATTATACTGTGATTTTCGTTATTCATATTTTAAGCATCAAGAAATGATGCAGTTCTCCCGTTGAATTTCAATGTTGTCTGTACTCCACAAGGGCCATTACGCTGATATGGAATGCCGATTGTGCGAGTTTCGCCAGCTTCCTCGTCCATCTTAATGGCCATGATACACGTTGCATCCTGTTGGATGGCCCGTGACTCACGCGCCTTACCCTGCTCGTTAAGCTGGGTGATGCCGATTACCAAGCACTTCAACTCAAGGCCAAGCAGCCGCAACCCACGGCTAACCTCGGCAACCTCGCGTTCACGAGTGCCTTCACGGCCTAGCTCGCATCGGACTAGCTGAATGTAGTCCACAAGGAGGATCTTGAGGCCACCTTCAGACTTAGCCATAGCGCGGGCTGTGGCAATGATGCTGGCAATGTCGTGCAGGTCGTCGCGGATAACGATATTCGTGTTGCTCAGGATGCTCAGAGCTTTTTGGACTCCTCGCATCTGAGGCTCCAGCTTAATTCCCTCAGATAAACTGCGAAGGCAGATGTTGCCAATCTTAGCCACCATCCGGTCAATGATTTGGCTGGCTGGCATTTCCAGCGATACTACAAGTATTCCTGGTTTCATTGTTTTTTAGCAGCAGCTAATTCCAACTTCAACTTGATGATCTCTTGCTCTAAGTCGCAGATCTTCTGCTTTAATTCCTTAAGTACTTTTAGGTTTGCCATTGTTTTTTGTTACTTCTTTTGAGTTATATTTTCTTTGTCCTGTGTACGGTACACACGTTAGGTCTACTCTAATTATGTCGGTAGATTGATTAATGGGAAGTCTGGACATATCTTCCAGAAACTCCATGCAGGTTTCCTTGTCTCCAATAAGCACTACGTCTTGGGTGATCTTAGGGCGCGGAAGCTTAACGCTATCGTCAATTACTTCCGTGCGCCTAAGTACTGCATACGCTTTTCCGATTTTACGCGCCATTACCAAGAGCGAGGCAAAATTAGCTTCATCTCCGGCAACCCAGGCCAAACGTCCTCACTTTGGCACTTCTTGAAGTAGGTCAAGTCTTCTTCAATTCGCTCATTAGCCTGCTCTAGCAATTCGGTAGAACAACGCATGAACTGCACCAAGTGTGGAGCCTCGGTATCAACTACGAGGAACCAAAATGCTGGCATCTCCTCAAGGTTCATTGCGATCTTTGCCCCGCGCTGATACCACGCCGCCTGAACGTCATAGCGGAAGCGATAGAAACTGCTATCGAAGTTCCGAATGTCATTGGTTGTCTTCAAGTCGATGATTGCTAGCTCACCGTTGATCTCACCGATAAGATCGGGTCTGCCTTTGCAATGAATGCCTTTGCGCTGCCAAAACAGCGACATTTCTACGTCATCGTTAAAGTCAGCTTTTACTTTACCTAGCAGTGGCAGTGCAGACTCATAGCAACCCTTGATCACTGCCGCTTCCTCATCGTTAATGATAGTCAGTCCGATGTTCTCTTCACAGAAGGCTTGCCACTCGGCCTTGCCATCCTTAGTGCGACGATCAACCTGCGGGCCAACTGCAAACTCCTTACGCCCCTCTAGCACGAGCGAATGAATGAGCGTTCCCATCTCCATAGAACGAGACGGCTTCCACTCCTGCTGCTTGCGATGCAGGTAGTAGCTAGGAGCAACTGCAAAGTTGTCCAGTTCGTGTTTACTGAGTCCAAGTTGTCCTCGGTACTCAGCCATAGGCATGTTTCTGTATATCATAATCTTATCTATTGTGTTGTTTAATGATTTCTAGCACTTTGTCTCGCAACTCTTGGATCGTTCCAATGTTGTCTACTGTGTAATCGGCAACTACGTCGAGTTGCTTTAGCTCTGATTCGTGGTTTTCTGCAATTATTTCTGGGCGATTGATCCTGACAATGATCCCACCCCTTTTTCTGATGAAATCAGCTTCGTTCTGGAACCTGACATCTGTCCAAACTCGCGGCCATAACTCGCGGTACTTCAACTGCATGCGCATGGTATTTTGCACGCGATCAATCCAGAAGTCGGGATTGTACTCTCTAGCTGCCATACCCAGGTTCTGTAGCAGCTTCCTGCCTTTTGCGTCCTTAATCCCATTCCAGCCAAAATCAATAGCCAGTAATTTAAGGTGATCCGCAAACGCTTCTCTAAGCCAACCATTAGCGACTAGGCCAATAGCTGCCGTATCCTTGCCGCTTCCAGCAAGGCCAATCAAACCAACGTCCATTTTCATGTTTAGGCGTTACGCTCAAATGCTGCACAGCCAACTACGGAGCCATTGTTGTCACGCAATAGCTTTGCGGGAGACAACAAGTCTTTCCGGTGTGGTGCTGACAAACGCACGATAGCGGCACAGATGAAATACACTCCCTTTTCAGGTGGGGGTAAGTGTGTAGCTTCCGTAACGGTTGAAACAAGGATCGGGATGCCATCGATTAACTCGACCTGGCTCTGCACGCTATTTATTCGGGAAACATACCCTGTTGGCTCAATGGTTTTTCCGTGGACGTTGATACGATGTGGGGTGAGGTTGATAAGTTGCATATTATGTTACAGATTATGTTAAGTGCCAGCATGGTTTTGCCGGACTTTGTTTCGCCGCCGATAACCAAAAAGTCACCGTAGCGGATTGGGGTTAGATTGTCTAATTTGTTGTAGCCTGTTCTGATTCGTTCTGTGTGATCGTCTCCTGTTTCGTACCGTGCAATGGCCTCCATCAGGAGCTTCTTGGTATCCATCGGACTAGGCGGTGCTAGCTCGTGACTAAGCGAGTCTGCCTGCATGGATATGTCCGATAGTAACTGAGCGGTGCTAATTTGAGCGTCACTAATGTCCATGTTAGCTTGCGCCAACACTGCCATTAATGTCCTACGCTTTGCAACAGACCGCACTGTTTGGATATACTCCGGCAGTGCGCCTTTGATTGGCATTAGCGTGTAGATGTCCGACAGTTCGTGAAACTGCGTGTCTGGCAAGCGTTCGCGCACCTTCTCAAACACAATCCGAATATCGCACTCGGAACTGCGAGAAGCTTGAGATAGCACCACTTCAACAACTGCCTTGCTGAGTGGATGAAAGATGTCGAGTGGAGAAAACCTTTTCTCAGCCGTCACCTTCACAAACTCATCGGGGTGGTTAACCGCAATGCTGGCTATGCCTTTCTCAGTCTCAGTTGCTAACGGAACCTTGGACAAATCAACATCTGCCTTACCAGCCCTGCGAGTTTTCTGTTCCATTTGACAATAATGAGTCCGATTTTTGAACTTTTGATTCCTTAATTGGGGTGCGTTTCATGCCTGCTTCACGACATAACCAGGCATTAAGAAACCGCCCCATTCCACGTTGAGTTTTACGATTAGTTGGATTGGCAATTAGCCATGAACGAGCCTTTAAAAACTCTCTTGTTGTATGCTCTTCTCCAAATGCTAAAACGAAGTCGCGAGTTAGCTGCATGGGCGGTACATAAATACCATTCTCGCAAGGAAACTGGAATAAGTCCAAAGCGGTATCAATACTATGATCAAGATCATAAATTCTCTCAGGTTTTTCTTCCTCCTTCCCCTCCACCTCCCCTTCTCCCCCCTTGCAACCCCTCTCTTCCCCTCCTACCTCCCCTTCCTCCATCTTTTCCCCGGTATCGCACGCAAGGCTTTCTGGATTAATTCCCTGTGCTAAAAGCATTTCTTGTACTGACTTATACCGTTTTGCTGACGGCAACAAGTCCGAAGGCAAAAACGTCTCACCAAAACAATCAACACTCGAAACCTCCTCATCGTTGCTACTAGCTTGGCGCGTTTCTTGGGCCTTAGCTGGCGATTCTACTGGGGTATCATAGCCGTCTGGATAGACCACAGCAGACAGGGCTTCGTGAAGCTTATTTTCAAGCGTTACTTCGTCCACCTCTGGGATGTCTAAGCTGACTGTAGTTCCTGCCTTTGTTGTTATTGTAAGTTTTATCATATTAATCTTTCTTTTTGTGACTGCGATCTTTCTTGTGAAAATAAACTGATTTAGGTTGCAAGCGTTTAACTGCTAAATGTGGTGGAAAGCCAGCATATATTAAATGTGGAATAATACTCATCCACTCCGGCTGTTCTGGATAAGGTAATTCTGGATCAGGCCAGATTAACCATTCATCAAATAGTTTAGTGCAGTTCCTAACTAAACGTGTTGCAAAGTAATCCCACCAAATGATGCGGGCAACTATCGCCTGATAGTCCTCGGGAAGTTCGCGGATGCGCTTCACCGCCTGAGCGTCCGTAAGTTTGTATGCAAATGACAATTTTGGTTTCATAATTTAGGTTTAAGTTGCGCGTTGCCACAGTCGCGCCCCTGCTAAGCTGTTATTCTTCTTTATGTTGCAAGGCGATGTCGCTTTTTGCCTTTTTTAAGATTTCGCTCATTTGAGTTGGATATTTCCGCTTATATCCGCGCATCATTTTGATGTACATTTCCATGTTTTCCTCAAGCGTCATTTTTCTCTTTTGCATGAGCTTAAAATTCTTCTCAACTCTAGCGTAAATGGTTTGATTTAGCTTTGTTGTAGTCATACAATTTTATTGATTGCATCCATGCCATCGCGGAGCAGCTTGAAAAAGAGTTCAGGAGACATGGTGACTCTCCAAGGAAGACGATCTCGCTTATGAGCGATTACCCAGTCCTTCTTGTCTCCGGCATCTCGTGACGCCTGAGCTATGGCAGTCTCCAAATTTAATGCCTGCACACACTTCACTTCAAAGTGGATGCCGCTGAGTTCTTCGCAAATCACGTCTGGGCTATCTGTGCCCCCCGCAAACTGCTGGCCCCGCCTTGCGGTGAAGCCAGCGTTACGGAGTTCGTCACGCCACATACGCTCTCCACGAGCACCTTTTTGGCGTTGGTTCATTGCTTGAATGCGACTGTGTACAAAATCACAAGGCACACTAGTGCGATGCACATGTCCTCAATCATTACCAGCCGTTCTCGGATTCAAACTCGTCCTTAGCTGGAGTGACAAACGGAATCTCGTCAACCTCAAGCCCCAACGGCTTTGCCTGTGAAGTAGGAAAGGCATTCGCTAGGTTCTGCTTGTCAGCACTGATAAATAGCGTGGACACAACAGCCTGGAAGTGATCTTGAGTCAACTCGTGCTGTGAGCGAATCCAATCAGCCGCTTTCACGCACTCAACATATAGTTGCGCTTTCTGAAACAAAATGCGCTTGGCATCGGCAATAGATCCAGCAACCTTGGCAATTTGAGCGTTAGCTTTGACTGCACCAGAGTATTCCTCAAAAGCATTCTTGGCCTGATCATAGATTGCTGCCTTTTCCGAGATGTCTAGCTCGTTCTTGCCGGAGTGAGTGGACAGCTTAACCTTTAAACCCTGTAGCCCTTTGGCTCCGCCTTGGGACTTGATAGTAATGGTCTGTCCAACCATCGCCTTGATGTCTTCTGTTGTCCAGAAGCTTGCACGGATCTCACCCGTAGCATCTTTAAGAATTGCAGCCTGTACCCTCCAAGGGCCGTACTTGCCTTGTCCTGTCTTTGCATCAAACGCCGCCTTAACTTGCACTACCATTTCGCCAATGATGAAACCATCGGCAAGGTTTTCAATGTCCTGAATTTTAGCAACTTTCATTTTCTGTATCGTATTGTAACTACTTTGCCAAGCCACCGGAGCATTCCGGTGATCAACTTGGTGAGCACATTCGACCCAGTTTCCAATTGCTCGTCAACTACTTTTTTCTACGTGCTGCTGCTTCTTTTCTAGCTGCTTCTTTTTGAACAGCATACGCAATCGCAACCGCTTGCTTCTGTGGCTTGCCAGCACCGAGTTCTGCTTTTAAGTTTTGGGTAAAAGCCTTGTCTGAGGATGATTTTTTAAGGGGCATAACGGCGCATTCTGGTTGATTTGAATTTCTGTTCAGTCTGTCGTTTGATTTGGGCCGCTTTAACGGCATCTTGATAGCTTTCTGTAATGCCGTCAAGTGCTTGTCGCCCAACTGACCAGACCTTAAACTTACCACTTGGCATAGGTTGAATGATGTGAGTTGGAGGAATGGCGGGATCATCCATTGCTGAGACAAGGCCTTCTACCGCAGTTTGTTTAGGGGGAAGTGCAGGGGGCGTTGCTGCCTTTCGAGGCTCAGTATAAGTAGTTGGCTCAGATGCCATTTGTTGTTGTACGGCTTGTTCATAAAGCGCACCCTTATTTCCAGAAAGCTCTTTCAGGAATCCAGTTACAACTTCCGTTTTAATCGGTATAACCCTAAACGGAACACGCCTTTGTGAAATTAAATCCGTCACATTTGGCCTTGTTGTTGGTGCAGCTTGTACAGCCACAACAGCCTCAGCCTTGGGACTAGGCGCATATGTTTGCAAGCCAGTAAGATCCTGCAAGGATTTAAGCGTTGTGCCAGGTTTCACAACTTGACTTGGCCGAACTTCAGCAGGTTTGCCAACTGGCGGCTTATAGCCAGATGCCTCGGTCACAGCTTCTAGTTCTGATTGAGACATTTGTCTGCGCTCAAGCTTTGGCTTGCGGCCCTTGCTGGGCTCAATCAACTCAGGATCATAAACTGGAGGCTTGTCTTCTGCTTGCCATGTAATCGAGTCCTCGCGAATGGTCTGTGCCATTTTCCTGCGCTGCCGCATCAAGCTCTGAGACTTGCGTTCGATGTCGGTGCGTATT